AACATCGTCGAGACTGCCAAGGCTCGACTCTCCGACATCCAGTCGGAACTGACCACCCGGTTCGCCGACGTGATCAAGTCCGCCCTGGAGCAGGAAGGTAAGACCCACGGCCAGCACACCTTTGAGTCGGAGGGCGTCAAGCTCACGTCCGAGGTTCGCGCTACCGTCAAATGGGACAGCCCCAAGCTGGAACTGGTCGCCCGCTCCCTGCCCTACGACCAGGTTCAGCGCATGTTCAAGATTGAGTTCTCCGTGCCGGAGAAGTCCTTCCAGTCCGTCACCGACAACAACCTCCGCAACAAGCTGCTCGACGCCCGCACCGTCAAGTACAGCGAACCCAAGTTCACCTTCGTTTCCTAATCTCCCAACCCAACCACATGATCAAAATCATCAAGGCAGACGACCGCCTCAAGGCCGTACCCAAGATCAACATCGCCCTGTTCGGCCCTGCCGGCGTGGGCAAGACCACGCAGGCTCGCACCCTCGACCCGAAGACCACCCTCTTCGTGGACCTGGAAGCCGGCACCCTCGCCATTCAGGACTGGCCGGCAGACGTCATCGACGTCCGCGATGTCGCCCAGACCTTCGGCAAGTATCCGTGGGAAATCGCCCGCGCCCTGGCTCTGTATGTCGGTGGTCACGACCCCAGCGACGCCACCGGTCCGTACTCCAAGCCGGTGTACGACGCCGTCTCCTCCGCCTTCTCCAACATCGACCTCAACAAGTACGACACGATCTTCATCGACTCCATCACGGTCGCTGGTCGTGAGTGCTTCAAGTGGGCGAAGGTCCAGCCGGAGACGTTCAACCGCGAAGGCAAGCCCGATACTCGCGGTGCTTATGGTCTTCTGGGCCAGGAGATGATTCGCTGGCTGACCCACCTCCAGCACTCCAATAAGTCCATCATCCTGTCGGGCATCCTCGACCAGGAAATCGACGACCTCAAGCGCGTGTCGTGGAATCCCCAGATTGAAGGCTCCAAGACCGGCCGTGAGCTGCCGGGTATCTTCGACCAGGTGATCACCCTCCAGAACTTCAAGAACGAGGACGGCTCGATGTACCGCGCCTTCTGCTGCCAGCAGCAGAATCCGTGGGGCTACCCCGCCAAGGACCGCTCTGGTCGCCTCGACCTGCTTGAAGCTCCCGACCTCGGTGCGCTCATCAAGAAGATCCGCCTCGGTAAGCGTGTCGATACCAACCTCGTCCGCACCATTCCCGCTTCCACCCCCAATACCAACACCAAGTAATACCAAGATATGAGCATGTTCTCCCCCACCTCCGGCGCCGGTTCGGCTCCGGAACTCATCCCCAACGGCACCCTGGCGTGGGCGTTGATCACCATCGGCGGCGCGAAGCAGTCGAAGTCCAGCGGCGGCACCTACTACCCGGTGACGCTCACGGTCATCGGCGGCGAACACGAAGGCCGCAAGGTCTTCGACATGATCCCCGACGTGCAGGATGACCGCAACGGCGAGAAGTGGCGCAAGATGGGCATCACGTCCATCACCCGCATCTTCGAGTCCAGCGGTCACTTCAAGCCCACCGACCCGAAGTCCTACGAGGCGTTCAACGGCAAGGACACCCTCACGATCATGAACTTCATGGACGGCCAGCGCGTCGCCATCAAGGTCAAGGTCGAGAAGAACACCGACCCGGCGTACGCCGACAAGAACAAGGTCGGCGAATGGCTGTCGCCTAACCCCGCCTCTGGCGGCTACCGCGACTTCCAGAAGCTGGTCGCCGGCCAGTCTGGCGTCGTCGAGCAGGCTCGCGCTGCGGCCTTCTCCGCTCCGACTCCGACCGCCGCTCCGGGCTGGGTGAAGACTCCGTCTTCCTCCAATCCGTTCTAATACGTCCTACTCCAGGCGTCCCTTGAGAAAGTTGCTGACAAATCTGAATAACATGTCAGCATCTTCTCAAGGGACGCTTGTCCTTTTGCTCTTTAAAACACAGGGTGAGAGCGGGACGACAACCTGGCCGTCGGTCCAGACACTTCCGTCCACGCTCGCAGCGGTGACGCAGATGTTGGGTTTGCCTCTCCCGCCGCCCCCCTCTTTCCGCGTTAGCGGGAAACTACAACGGCTCCCCTCCCTACCGAAAGGCACAGGGGAGTCTTCCCTTTCACGATGAAGCTCCGACCTAGGCAGGTGGACTTTGTCCATAAAATCAACTACGCCCTTAACGACAAGGGCAACACGCTTGGCGTCGCCCCTACTGGGGCGGGCAAGACCGTTATGCTTTCCGCCGCCATCAAGGCCGCCGGGAAAGGCAAGACAATCGTCCTCCAACACCGCGACGAACTGGTCGCCCAGAACCGGGCGACCTACCGGCGCATCGACGCCGACACGCCGACCGACATCTACGCCGCCGACCGCAAACGCTGGTCGGATGGCGTCACCTTTGCGATGGTTCAGACCCTAGCCAGGGAAGACAACCTCGCCACTATGCCGCCTGTGGATCTGCTCGTCATCGACGAAGCACACCACGTCGCAGCCGAATCCTATATCCGCATCGTCGAGAAGGCGAGGGAGTTGAATCCATCCGTCCGTATACTGGGCGTGACGGCTACCCCTCAACGCGCCGACAAGAAAGCCCTAGCAGCCGTCTTTTCAAACGTAGCCGACGTCATCTCCATCAAGGAACTGATTGAGGCTGGTAACCTGGTACGCCCTCGCGTCTTCGTCATCGACTGCGGTCTTCGCTCCGAACTGGCCGGCGTCCGCCGGACAGTAGCCGACTTCGATATGGCTGAAGTCGAGTCGATCATGGACAAGCAAGCCGTCACCGAGCGGGTCATTGCCGAGTGGCGTGAGAAGGCAGGAAGCCGGAAGACCATCGCATTCTGCTCCACAGTCGAGCATGCGGAGCATGTCACCCAAGCCTTCTGCGACGCCGGCATCAAGGCCGACATCGTCCACGGCAACCTGTCCGACGGCGACCGACGCCGCGCCCTCATCGACTTTGAGAAAGACCGCACCCAAGTGCTGGTCAACGTCGCCGTACTGACCGAGGGCTATGACTGCCAGACCGTAAGCTGCGTCCTGCTCCTCCGCCCCTGCTCATTCAAGTCCACGATGATCCAGATGATCGGGCGTGGCTTGCGTAAGGTAGACCCGGAGAAGCATCCCGGCGTCATCAAGTCCGACTGCATCGTCCTGGACTTCGGCTACTCCATCCTCACCCACGGCGGACTGGACAGCGATGTCGTCCTTGAACCTACCAAGGGCCAGGCGAAGACCAAGGTCTGCCCTTCCTGCAAGATGGAAGTACCCCTCGGCGTCGCCACCTGTCCGGCTTGCGAGCATGTCTTTGACGGCGTCGAGCGTCGCAAGAAGGAAGCCGAGGAACGCGGTGCGCTGGAGAACTTCACCCTCACCGAGGTGGAGATCCTTGAGATGTCCCCCTTCCGGTGGGAGTCTTTCTGGGATGGCATCGTAACCATCGCCTCCGCTATGACGGCTTGGGCATGCGTCGTCCAGCACGACGGCAAGCAGTACGCCATCGGCGGCCGGGACGGACAGACTGGTGCGACGCTCATCTCCGTCACCGACGATCGGCTTCAGGCTGTCGCCTCCGCCGACGACTACCTCCGCGAGCATGGCGACAAGGACGCCGCCCGGAAGAGCAAGCGATGGCTGACCGAACCTCCCTCCGACAAGCAACTTGTCCAGCTTGGGCTTGATGTGTTCTCGTCCGTGGGTATGACCAAGTACAGGGCTACCTGTGCGCTTACCTGGAAGTGGCGCGAGCGTTTCATCAAAGCCAAGATCCTTTCCATCTAACATGTTCAAACCAGAAACCCAACCCTGCGAGATTGCCGAAGGCGTGAAAGCCCTGATCGACGCGGGCATCAAGAAGAAGCGAGGCGAACAGGTCGCCCGACAGTACCTAGGAGCATCCCGCATCGGAGACGAATGCGAGCGACGCCTGGCGTACGAATACCACATGACGCCGAAGGATGAGGGTGCTGAATTCAAAGCCAACACCCTGCGTATCTTCGATATGGGGCATGACGGCGAAGAGCGTGTCGCCGAGTATCTCAAGTTGGCTGGATTCGACTTGGTTACCCATACGCCTGAAGGAAAGCAGTTCGGAATCTCCGACGCCGGCGACAAGTTCAAGGGACATCTTGACGGAATCATCAACGGCGGACCTGCCATCAAGGGTCTGCTCTATCCCTGCCTGTGGGAAAGCAAAGCCCTCGGCGACAAGAGCTGGAGCGATGTCGTGAAGAAGGGTCTGAAGGATTCAAAGCCGGTGTACTACGCCCAGGTTCAGATTTATATGGCTTACAAGGATCTGCTGTCCTGCCTGTTCACGGCCATCAACCGCGACACCGGAGAGATCCATGTGGAAATCGTCCAGTTCAACGCCCGCGACGCCCAGTCGTTCATCGACCGAGCCGTGCGCATCGTCAAGACCGACAACCCGGAGCAGCTTGGACGAATCGGTCGCGGAGTAGATGACTTCAAGTGCAAGTGGTGCGACTACAAGAAGCGTTGCCACGGCGTGTCAGAACAGAAGAAGCCGGACGTCGAACCTCCGAAGACTTGGGCTTGGTGACATGACCCTGTCCATCAAGCTGGACGAGATCACGATGCGCAACGCCGAGGCTGAAGCCAGGGCGAGAGGCGAATCCAACCGGATGGCTGGCGTACCAGACCAGAAGGCTGGCAAGCAGTCCGGCCTGGTGTCAGACCTTGTCGGGCTGCTCGGCGAGATTGGCTTCTCCCGCATCTTCGACCTTGAGCGTGACGACACCGTCTACGCCAGGAGCGGGACGCCGGACTTCGTCGCCGGCAATGGTCAGTTGATTGAGGTTAAGTCCAGCCACCACGAAAACCCACACCTCCTAGTCCCGGCCTACCAGATCGACGGCAAGTGGACTACCAAGGAAGCCATCGATGTGTACGCCCTTATGCGCGTACGCTACGACGAACAGATCGTGACCTTCGTCGGGTGGGCTGAACGCAAGGATGTCATCAACGACGCTAACCTCGGTTACTTCCGTGGGTCTAGCCGGATGTCTTACATCGTGCCGGCCGAGCAGATGACCAGCCTCGACTCCGTCACCGAAGGCTACCTTTGCTGGGTCGGCAAAGCCAAGGGGCATACCATCACTTCCCCATAAATTTTCATTGACCGACACTTCGTCTGAATTCATCAAACCTATCCCAACCCAATGACCCAACCTATCCGATATCTCTCCGTCTGCTCTGGCATGGAAGCGGCGTCCGTCGCCTGGCATCACCTCGGCTGGAAGCCGGTGGCCTTCAGCGAAATCGAGCCGTTTCCATGTGCCATTTTGAAGCACCATTTCACCCAACCAAACTACCCATATGACGTCCCCAACCTCGGATCACTCACCGAATTCAACACCTGGCCCCTATCAACTGGAGATGTGGACCTCCTCGTTGGCGGGACCCCATGTCAGTCCTTCAGCGTTGCCGGCAAAAGAGGCGGCCTCAACGACCCCCGCGGACAACTCATGTTCTCCTTTCTTGAGCTGGCTGCAAAGCTCCAACCAAAATATGTCCTATGGGAAAACGTTCCAGGCGCATTGTCGTCGGGTCAACCTAAAGGATCTGACTTCGGATGCCTCCTTCAAGGGCTGGTCGAGCGCGGGTATGGCGTCGCCTACCGAATCCTGGACGCACAGCACTTTGGAGTTCCACAACGCCGACGACGGGTCTTCGTTGTTGCCCACCGTGACCCTGTCACAGGTACTGGAGACTGGCGAGCTGCCGCAGAGATTCTATCTATCGCCCAAGGCTTGCGCGGGTATCTTGCGAAGGGCAAGCAAGCGAGGAAAGGATCTTCCGCCGATGCTGAAAGCGGCGCTGGAGCAGACCGCAAATGGCCTGCCGACACAGCCTGCACCTTGAACGCAGCCTTCGGCGAGAAGCAGGGACTTGAAGACCAGCACGCCCTAGGTGGGGCTTCCCTGTTCGTCATGTCCTCCGGGCAGGCCAACGCGGCCATCTCAAAGGACGTAGCTCACACTCTGAACGCGACGCACGAGACGCAGACCGTTGCTATGCCGGTATGTGCAACGGGCGAAAAGACACATTGCCTCACGGCATCGTCTGGAAAAGGCACGACGGAGGATGGCACGGGTCGAGGCACGCCCATCGTGATCGACCGCGCCGCTTTCAACCAAGGCGAGAACGCCCAGTACGAACCGCACATCGGCGAGTCTGAAGTCATGGACAGCCTCGTCGCCCGCGGTCCTCATGCGGTCGGCATCCCGGCTATGATGTTTAAGATCCGTGGAGGTTCGCCGGTCGAGACTGGTGAGCAGGGCGGTACGCCAGGTAAAGGTGCCGGCAAGGGCTTCCTCGGCAGCGAGGAGAAGGCGTTCACCATCGCCACCTCTCCGGATCAATGGCTTGCCCAGCCGATCGCTTACAGCTTCGACTCTCTGGCTTCCAACTCCATGAAGTCTTCCAACCCGAACAGCGGATGCAGGGAGGTGGATCTTGCGAAGACCATCGATACGTCCAACGCCTGTCCGTCGAAGAACCAAGGCGGCATTGGCATCGTGCAGTCCGTCATCCCGATCCAGGACGGACGAGAGATGGAGAAGAACCAGAATGGTATGGGCGTCGGCAACCCCGGCGACCCTGCCTACACCATCGACACGACCGGCGCACAGGCCGCCGCCGTTCCATTCCGCAAGTCGAAGCGGGCTTGCTCGTCTACTGACAACGAGACTTGGGTCGAAGCCGAAGCTAGCAACACCCTGAACAACTTCGACCTTGGCGACACGCGCACGACCCACGCCGTCGTTCAGGGTGTTGACCTGTACAACCAGACCCTAACCGGAGATCTTCATGTTCCGCTCCGCACCGCCGGAGGGCATGGCGCACCGGCTTGCATCGAACCTATCCAGCCGCAGGGATTCGCAATCCGAGAGGACAGCAAGAACAACACCTTCCACGCGAAGCCTATCGATGTTTCGACCTGCGTTACGTCCGTCCAAGCAAGCGCACAGTCGCATCACATGCAGAGTTTCGTGGTTCAGTCCTGCTCCGACGTAGCACCTACTGTAACCAGTTCCGGCCCGCCCTACTCACGCACCGGAAACGAGCGTGTGGAAGCCGAAGCCTTGGTTGCAACTTCTCAACCTCACATCGTCCAAGCGAGCGAGCTGCGTCTGCGTGGGCAGATTACCGAGAAGGAAGTATGCCCTACGCTCACCGCAGATGCGAAGCAGGGTGACACCGAACCTCTCGCCGTGCATGCCATCTCGTTCCAGCCTGGTAACCTTCGTCGCAAGGGCGGAGCAGATCCTTCGTCTGAAACCTTCCCGACATTGACCAAGGACAGCGGCGACCAGTCGCCTCATGTTGCGGCGGCTATGGCTGTCCGCCGCCTCACCCCGGTCGAATGCGAACGCCTCCAAGGCTTCCCCGATAACTGGTCGCGCATCAGCTGGAAGGGCAAGCCTGCCGAGGAATGCCCGGACGGTCCGCGATACAAGGCCTGCGGCAACTCAA